GAGTGTCCATCATCATACGTTCTTCAAAACTTATAGTGCTGTTGTCTTTTCTATCCTTCGCCATCTTCTTCCCCCCATTCGTTATCTTCTCCTGCAAGGGCTGCGTAACCAACGATATCGACCCACGAATCTAAATGTTTGGGTGAGTTAATTAACCTCGACATCTTTACGGCAATCATACATTGATATACTTGCTCAACTGTAATCTTCTGCTCCAATATGACCGACCAAAACTGTGCGATCCGCTCGTGATTTAATTTGGCATCCCCATATATCTTAGCTCTCTTGCTAGATATTAAGTTGCCTGCCTGCTCTAATACGTCTTTTCTTTTAACCATTATATATCATACCTATATTTTTTTTGCGACTCTATTAAATGAAGATTGTTCTTCACTCTTGTTTTCCCAACATAAAACACACGATGTTCGTCGTCTTGATCGGGATTTGTTACGCACGACTTTGTCGAGTCCAGGTGAACTACTACATTGTCGTCCTCGCCACCCTTCATTGCATGAAATGTGGAAACCTTCAATCTTGGTCTTTCGGTCAGCACTTCGTTCCGTCGTAGTAAGGCACGGATATAATACCGCTCGTCCTTACCCAACCGAAGCATGTCCAGTGCATCTGTTTCTTTCTGTGCCAACAATCCCAGATTCTGTACAAGAGATTCATAAGTATAAGTGCTGTCGAGAGGTTCCGCATCTAACAAAGGCAACATCCCTCGCTTGATTACGGCTCCGTCACCCGTCTTTGGTGCAAGCTCATATAATCTTTTGACCTCGTGGAGTCCTATCTCACGTCCTTTTTGCAGCCCTTCCCATATCTTTATCGCTTCCGCTACCTCTAGCTTTACACTTGGATAGCCTTTGATCTCGTAAAATAATCCTTGTTCCCTCAAGTCTGCCGCCACATCACGGGCAAAAGAATTAGTTCGCGACATCAAGGTCCACGAACCTTGTCTCATGTCTATATCAAAAGTGTCAAGATGATGCGATACACTTCCTTGTCTATCCATAGATTTAAAATGTTTTTGTTTTCTATGTCGTATTCGGTGCACAACATTCATCGCCATGTCATAGGCTGACCTTGGTAATCTGTAACTTTGATCGAGCACACGGACTTTCTCAGAGCATCGCATAAACAAATCAACATTTACGCCTGCCCATCTGTGGATCGCCTGGTCATCGTCTCCTGCAAAATATATTTTTTCGGAGTTGCCTGCAAGCTTGAGAACCATCTTCCATTGCAACGGTACAAGGTCTTGTGCTTCATCCACTATAAGTAACTCTAGTTTAGGAGGAGAGCACTGCTCGACATACTTCGAAAGCATATCTGTAAACGATAGCTTGCCCGTGTCAGACTTATATTCCTTCAATGCCTTGTCTATCTTCTCAAGCATAAAGTAGTGCAGATCATAACTCCTTTGATCATTGAACTCTTTTTTTAAGGACGCACAACGAAGCGTGGCTCGATCAATCATGCGTAGGTATCTGTCATTATCTCTGCCTTGAGGTAAGATCAATCCATCATCAGCATCAGACGAGGTAATCCCATCAAAGTTCATACCCATCATTCGAGAGAACTCTTTCCAATCTTCACGAGACATCATATCGGCTTGGGTCATACCCAGACCGTGGTACCCAAGAGAATGCAAAGTACGAAAATAAGGTAAGTCGTCGGGTGTAAGATTAAACGCTGATCCCGCCCTCTCTATCGCTTCGTTAATAGCTTTCTTGGTAAACGATACATAACCAATCCTATCAAGAGCCACGCCCCTTGCCAAAGCTTCTCTAACAATCTCAATAAGAGTATGTGTTTTGCCACAACCTGGAGGGCCTAATATTAGTTCAGAACGGGATATCATTGTCTTCTGCCTCTACTTGCTCCTCGACACCTTCAAAAGCAGGAACCCACCATACACGCAAGGTTGTTCTGCCCCCATCGGGTTTACGAAGATTCTTATGTCCATTACATTCACTGTCGTCATTCAGTGCCTTCAAGCGTTCTTGTATCTGTGCTCGTGTGAATGAGGCAAAGTTTCTCTGCCGTAGGAACTCCATAAGTCCATTGATCATGAACATTGTCTTTCCATCCTCTGTCCACGGCTTGCCCATAAATAGTTCTTCCGACGATTGAGCACGGATACGGCTTGTGCAAAAGGTTTCAAGAAGATCATAAAACTGTCCGTCTACTGTTAGCTCCCTTGGAACCTCTAGTTGAACAGCGTGTTTCAACATCTCGTTTACCTTTGTTACCCAATCTGTTTCTTTTATCTTTGAGGGCATCATCATCAACTGCTCCATACATGCTTTCTGAAACAGATGTTGGTTCTGCAAATGATCCATTGTTATCTCTAGTCTGCCACCGTTTACGTCGAGGAAGACAAGCTTGGGGTCAGACAGCATAATAGTAAGTCCACTGAGTTCTGCTGCATGATCTGATTTGTTACCTATTCCATACTTTCGGGACTTGCATACTTCTTTATTACAGAAGGACGAGTTCGGCTCGATGTTACACTGATAGAAGTAATCCTTCTTTTGATACTGGTTCTGCAAACTTACCAACTCACTTGCGGGAAGTGGTGGTGCACAATGCCTTTGGTTTATCTCTTCAAGAGAGTTCTTCCAATTATCCGAATACTTTGCCTTACAGTACGGGGCACACTGAGACAAAAAGATGTTTCTATTATTATCAACCTTGCCCACCGATACATAGTTTTGTAAACATGGCGGCCCGTCAGCAAAAACCTCACGGCTTTCTCCGTAGTTTATCTTTTCAAGACTAGCGACAAAAGTTCGTTTCTTCTCGACAACAGCCAAGAACTTCTCAAGTGTCATAGCTTTGCCTTTGTCATCGAAGGCATATCGCATTGTTTGTTGTGATTTGAAGTAGGGGAGGTTGATAAAGTTCCCCACATCGCCCCTCTCAGAGAGGATGCTATCTTGTTTCGGGAAGATTTCGGCTCTGGCATAACCAAGAGCACCTGCAATCTCCGTCAAATATTCTCTAAATATCTTTGCTTGTGTCGGTTCTTTAAGAAAACAAAACAAATGTGCTCCCCCAGACTTTGATCGACACACGACCAGGGGAAGTTTAAATTTTAATATCTTTGCTATAAGTCCTTTGTGATCGAGGTCATACTGATCAATATCAATCGCCCCGAAGTAACACTCGTTCTCCTTGGTGATTGGGATCGCCCCAACTCCGTGCTTTCCTTCAAGGTGATTCGTCACGAGTTCTTCGGTCAACGGCTCACGAACCACTCGACTATTGGCTTCGGTCTTTCCATTTCGACCAACAGCACCAACTGTCGTTTGTCCGTGTGCCTCTTCCGAGCCACGAAAAGCATTCATGAAATCTGTTATAACTGACATGGTTCATATTAGGTGGGACACAGAAAAGGAAGACAGTATCAAAAACTGTGCCCCACCAAAGGCTGTTAATTAGCAGTTAAAACGGTACGTCGTCTTTTTCAAGCGGTTCCGTTTCATCAACAGCCTTAACCGCACCCTTCATGACTTGCTCTCTAAAGAGCTTTGCCTCACCAAGTATATCCTTAGTTTGGACTAAGCCATGCTTCGTTACAGACCAATTGAACCATGTGCCTTGATCGTTACTCTCTTGTATCGTAGTGAGTTTCCACATAGTTGCATAAACAGCGGGAGTTAACAACGCTTTGGTCTTCGGGTGTTGTATCTTCTGCATTGCTATTTGGGTCTTCCATCGTCGGCTAACTTTTAGCTGAGATGATTTCATATCCACAATAGCGGGTTGCATCATTCCATTCTCGTCGAGCACAAGACAATAATGCTGATCAGACTTCACCAACTCGTTTCCGTTTGGTAAAACCTCTTTCGCACCCTTACGCTCTGTCTTTTGGATATCGGGATTGTTCGGCTCAAGTTCTCCCATAAATCCACCACCACTGTCTCTTGGTACAAACTCAAGAAACTTTGTCTCTTGGTAGCACGGTACAACGATCAAACCATCATCACCGTTCCAATGCTCGTTGGTAACAGTGTTAAAAGCGTCTCCTTGATCCGCACCCGCAATAAATGCAGGGTCTTTCTTTTGTACTTGTGGGGACAATGCCTGTATTATCCGTATAAATGGTATCTGCATTTCGGAACTATCAAAGGTTGTTCCTTCACCTGCAGACGCTGTAATCTCATCCAATAAATCTACTGGAAGTTGATCTTCTTTTACTACTATCTCTTTATTCATTATTTCCTCTTGATTTCTACTGCGTTAGTTAAAAAGGCACCAAATAGATCAAAGTCTATCTCTTGCCCTTGCTCTACACGATCCTTTACGAAAGCTTTTAACGTCATCGGATGTATGTGCGTTTTTGTTGATGGCTCAAGACCTTTGTCTTTCAACGTCCAAAAAGCGTCTTTGGCCGCATTATCTTGACCACGACCAAAAGAACAGACCACATCATTCTTAATAATGTCGTCGAGTCCTCTCTCCCGTAACCAATCAAAGGCTTCTTCTCGTTTATCAACGGGAATGGATGCTGCCACTATCTGTTTTTTCGTAACAGTAAGTCCGTCAACGTCCACTCGCTCCACGCCCATTTCATCCATCAAGTCGGGAATCATTTGTGTGGATAGTTTTTGTCGCTCTTGTTTAAGAGCTTTGAGGTGCGTTTCTGCATCCTCGACTTCTTGCTCAACTACTCGTAACTGTCTTACTAAACCACTGAGGTTTTTCGTTGTCTCAGTGTTTATTGAATCCAGTGCTCCACCTTCATCAAATATATCTTCTAAAATGTCATCCATAAGTATCTCCTCTTCAGGTTTAAATTGACATTGGTTAATACAACACATATAACTTATACATGGAAAACAAACAGCTTGTCAAATATAAATTTAAAACAAAACCATTTAAACATCAACTAGATGCTTTGGATGTTTCCCACGACAAGAAATATTTTGCCCTATTTATGGAGATGGGTACAGGTAAATCCAAGGTTCTT